CCTGCTGTCATCATACAACGCATAGAAGGCATAACTTCTAGTGCATGAATAGCATCCCAGATCTCTTGTCCGTTTTCATCATCTAACTGCTCTCTTTCCTTAAAGAAGTCAACATAGCGACTGCATGTCTCTCCCCATGTCTCACGACGTCCTTCTTCTTCTAGCCAACGGGCGTATCTACTCTTATGAATAAAACTTTGATACTGATCCATTATACCATTCTCTCCTCAATATTGGACACATTGTCCTTGCCTATTGCATCATCGCAATATGTTACTAAATCCATCAACTCGTAGTTTTTTAGCAGTACTTCTGCGTTTTCATTCAATTCTTGTATGTACTTGTATTTGCCCTCGATGGGTATACAATCATAAATTGACATGGCATCGCCATACTGTTCTATAAGTTGTTGTGCTCTTTTCGGCCCTATGCCGTTGATACCTGGGACATTATCACCTTTATCACCTGTTAAACACTTGAAAGAGATATACTCTTCTGGTTTAACTTCGTAGTGCTCATGCCAGTTATCTATTGTTACCTCTTTCCGAGTAACGTAAGAAAATCTACTTACACCGTCCTGAATCAATAAGTCCCAGTCTCGGTCACTAGATACCAGCCAGATATTTTCTAATCCGTACTGTTTTCTTTGCTTTACAAGGTGGGCAGCAAGATCATCTGCCTCTACACCTTTGTAGCGAAGAACGTCATAGCTTTCTGACAGTAATTCTAGTGTTTCTTCGTACTCTTCAAAGAAGTCAATAAATGCTTGCTTCTCTGCTTCAGTTTGTTCAGCATACTTATCTTTTCGATTCTGCTTGTACTCTGGTAATATCTCTTTTCTGTAGCTAGATGATCCCCAATCTGCGGTAATAATAATTTTACCACAATTGTAAGATGTTGCTAGAGACCTTACTGTTTCTACATACTGATCACGAAAATCTGTTCTGCCTTGATGCTTCCACCGAAAAGCTAAGTTTAGTGCATCTACTATGAGTACACCGTCTTGGTTGCGTTCGTTAAAATTAAAAGCCACCTATCCACTCCGTCTTTTCTGTTTTTAACCAATCTTCCATTAGTAGTACATAACAATTCAAAAAACGAATATACAGATACTCCTCTGTGTTTTCTGGCTTATTCTCTGTTACTACAAATACTTTAGATCGATCATATTTAAAAAATAGCATTGGCTTTTGGTCGCCACCTGCTGCTTGTACTACAACTTTCTTCCACCATCTGATAAGATTATTTGTTTTAGGTTGTGTAAATATCTTATCAGTGAGAGCAGAGTCTTTGTAGTTCTTTACCTCTATGCAATAATGATTTCTCTGATTAGGGACATATAAGTCCCCTTTCAGATATTCAAGAGCGCCCGAGGCAGGCACTCTCTCAAATTTCAGTCCGGTCGCTTCCCTCAGCATGTCCCTCACTAGGTACTCGCCTCTCGCTCCCTTCGCTCTCGAATCTACCATCTTCGTCCTCTTCTTTCTTGGGGTCTGATACTGCTTGATCCCAGTTATTTTGTTGTGCCCACCACATTCTTCGTCTACCTGCGCTCATCCTTACTCCAATACGCTAGTGTTTCCATCCTTGACTACTTCGATTTTTTCTAATAGTGGGTGAGACCAACCATGAGAAACTAGATAGGTATTCATATCTTCTCGTAGTAGAACTTCTACTATACGTTCCTTTCCGGCATCATCAAGAACACTAATAACTTCATCTAAAAACAGTACATTGATTTTAGACTTTGAGATACTACTCATCAGTCTACGAATAGCTATCAAAGTAGCAGTATTTACCCTAGCCAACTCGCCAGACGAAAGTGCTAGAATATCTACTACATTACCGTTATCAGTAATTTGTACGTTTAACTTATCATTTGAAACAACAAACTCTAGTGTAAACCTACCATCAGAAAGTTCAGCCAAGTACTCGTTTGCTAACTCTTCGAGTTCTCCAACTAAGTTTTCAATCTTGTATGCAAGTAAACCATTTGTGCTAAAAGACTTCTTCAATACTTCTAAATCCGCTTCTAGTTTTTGGTTGCCTGCAAGTTTTCCATCGTACTCTTCTTGCTGTTCAACGAACTCTTCTGTCTGCTCTTCTATCACTTGAATACGAGTATTGAGTCTTGTTCGTCTTTCGTTCTCTGCTGCATTTTCTGCCAATTGGGTTCTGGCTTCGGATAATACGCTCTTCAGTTCCGCGATTTTTGAATCCACTTCAGACTCTTCCAGTATCTCCGTTGGTAGAGATTTGTCGTACGAGCGATATAAGTCTTCCCATTCCTTTTGCGCTTTTTGATTCTTTTCGAAAGTAGCATTGTTTGCTTTAATCTCTTGAATCAGAGGACGAATCCCCAGAGCTTTGCCATGAGCTTCATCACGCTTTGTGCGCTCGCCTTCAATCATTGCTTTTTCAGAAGAGACATCAATAGATTGCCCACAAGTAGGACACTCTTCAGAAATTTTCTCTAATCTGTCCAGAGTCCGTTGAGCACCCGTAGCGACTGCTTGTAAAGACCCTAGCTCTTCTTGTAAATCATCGTAAGACTCCCAGCAAATTGTACTAGCAGAGATAGCACCGATGTCTATCTTGTCCAGCATTATTTTATACTGATTATTCTCTCGAATCTTTTTATTTTTTTCAGAGATATTTTCTTTCTCTGTCATCCAATGACGCAAAGCTTCTTCGTCTTCAGATGTATTAATTTGTAAATCTAACATGGGTAGTATGGATGTATCGGTCAATTTATTTGTTTCTAACCATTTTTCTACTGTTGCAAGTTTCCCTGCTATGGTAGATGACGTATTCGATACTTCCCTAGATGCAGCTTTAAATACTTCGAATAACTCAACGTACTTTTCTAAATGTAGAAGATCAATAAGAAACTTCTTACGATTTGCATCTGTAGCAGTTAAGAACTGCAAACTCGCATTAGTATTTTGATATACTAGCTGCGAAAAGGTTTTAAAGTCAACTCCAAGAATCTCCTGAAGACTCTTGTAAGTATTCGTAGCCGTATGGCTAGAGATATCAGTACCGTTCTTTTCAAGTTTGACTTTGATGTTTGTTTTGCGATTAACAGTAATTTGATAACTATCGTCATCTTTAGTAAAAGACAAAGATATATTATAACCGTCATTCACATACCGATTAGGAATGTCTGCTTTTTTGATACCCTTAGAGTTCTTGTTATACAGTGCTTCCTCAATGATTAACGGGATGGACGACTTGCCCATCCCGTTAGTACCAAGGATTTGTGTAACAGTATTGTCGTCTAATTGTAACTCATTACCAGAACCATAACTAAAGCAGTTATCCCATTTCAATGTTTGTAGTGTAATCATTGTATGTTCCTATGATGTCTGGTATTTTTTCAGGATTAATTTCTAGTATGTACGTTAGGTATTCTACTAGTTCTTGTTGTATACTCATCTCTTTATCCATAATAAGAGATGCTTCTGACTTTCGTTTTACTACTTTTTTATCTAGCAGTTCTGAGTTCTTTACTCCAGCTAGATCCTGCATATCCCCTTCTACTTCATAGATCGTGTGATCAAAATCAGTAGCAGTCATATCTTCACTACTTGTAACTGTCTTACGAATTAGCTGTGGTAGGTTAAACTCTTCCCACATCCAAGTCCAGTCTTGTTCGTTGATAAGCAGATATCCTGTTTTTACTCTACTTCTATGAAAAGAAGTAGTCATTGGACTACCTGGGTATACAATATTACGTTGACAGTTGCTGTGAGCGTGTAGATCACCTGCAAATACAACAGGGAAGTCTTCAAATAAATCTAAGTCAACTTCCGGTTTAACGTGTGGTGGTATCTCCCCTCTGACATGAGTGAATAGAGGCTGACTCGTATCAAAATGATCTATACTACCTTTGCGGTGTAAGTCTGCATAAGGTAGTATACCGAAACCTAAATCATTGTCTACATAGGACACATCTACTATATGAATAAGAGGATTAATATCTCTACTAACTTGCTTTAGTTGAGTAAAGAAAGTCTTATTCTTCTTAGTAGCTTCATGGTTTCCATCATAAATAATAGTTGGAATCTTTACTCCACGAATAAACCTGAAGTAAAGCTCCAACTCTTCCATATTCGGAAGACGATCAAAGAGATCGCCTCCGATTATGTGCATATTACATTCTTTTTCTAGTTCGTAAACTTGGTTGAAGAACATTTGATAACGGTTTGTAGCCCATTTTACTGGAACATTCTTTTGCCCCAGCTTGATGTGCCAGTCTGCCGTAAAGAGAATCATCCTACATTGAACTCCGCGTCAAGAGCTTCGTCATCAGTCTCGTCACCGTGGTTACGAACTCGATCAAGCAACTCTTTCTGTGCATCAGCAGTAGGACGAGTCATTACATCATCCATAGACTTCAGGTCAGCAATAGTTGCACGCTCTTCGTCTGTAAGAGGACGAGGCTTGCACTTCAATGCTTGCAACTGATACTCTACATTGTAAGGTAATGGGCCAGTCTTTACTCGCTTGAAGCAAATATCCCAGCCAGTTTCAGGGTCTGTAGGATCGCCCAAGTCTTCTGCAGCAGTAATAATTTGCTCCCACAGCTTCTTCTTGAGGTTTACTACTTTGACTTCACCGTTGTCGATGCACTGAGTAGCATAGCTCCAGCC